GGGGTGGTGATTTAGTCAGACATGGGTATCAAGTACGATTACTAAAAAATGGCGGTTCGGAAAACGAATCGCTTTTTATGTACAAAAAGAACCTGTCTAGCTACCAACATAAGACCTCAACCAAGTCTTTAAAAACTCGGATAACCTTTAAAACAACTGTTAAAGGTGAGGGAGAAAAGGCGCCTGACGTTGATTATGTGGTAGTGATTGATAGCCCATTACTTGGAAAATACAGCCAAATCTATGAAGCAGTTGTTGAAGTCAATGATCAGAACGTCAAAGACAGAGATAGCTTGATTGAATACGGTAAGCAGTATTTTCGGGCAAGCATGTGTGACATGCTAGAAGATAACCTTGAAATATCGGTTGTCGGTCAGAGCGATGTTGCAGTTCGGATGTTCGATGTGGTCAGTATCTATCACGAAGAGTACGATTTTGATGTTCGTAAGAAAATTACGAAATATACTTACTCTCCAATGGCTAAACGTCTGAAATCAATTGGTTTTGGGACATTTCAGTCTAGTCTGGCGAATGCAATCAGTGGGATTGTAAACGATGCCGTTTTGAATGAAACTCGAAATTTGAATCAGATTTTTGATGAACGTTTGAAAAAAGAAATCGCAAATGCAGACCGTGCGTTTGACGCTGAGTTCGCCAAACGTGAAAAAGCTATCATAGATGCCATAGAGGAATACAAGGCCAAAGCCGAAGAGTTTGGAGCTAAAATCCATGATGAAGTGGAGAAAGAGCGTCCTGAGTTCTTGAAGCGCATCCGTGAAGAGTTGATGAGTGGTGCGGACTCAATTGCTGAATTAAGTAAGAAATTAGAGCAGGTAAGCGAGACCGCAAGAATCAATGCTGGTCTAATTGGTGGTGATGGAACCGCTAAGTATAACAAGAACCGTCTCAATGGTAGCACAGCTAAGAAAATCGCCTACGGTACTGATTATGTTGAAGTCGGACACAATGGAGAAGGCTTCGAGCTAGGTAAGCAGTACGTTATTAGTTGGTCAGCAACCTGCACGCCTTACGGTAAGACTGATGTGACTGTGGTAGTCAACAAGATACCATTTTACGGAGGACACGTTCATTTTGAGCCTGCTAATCCACACTTGCCAGAAATTGACAAAGACTTAACAAATAAAGAGGAGCAAGTCTTAGCGGTTTATTACGACGGCTATCGCCTGACATTTTCAGGGGACTGGTATCAGAACGCAGTTCAGTTTGGAACGGTTGATAATAGAACCAATCGATTTGAGTTTGAACCAGTCTATAAGACGGTTGCTGACGGGCAAAATTCAATATATGACGGAAGTTGGAACGAGAGTCCAACATTTATTTTCGATGGAGGTATAGCATGACAGAAACAATACCAATTAGGGTACAACATAAACGAATGACTGCCAGCGAGTGGGCAAATAGCTCTCTTGTTTTGCTTGATGGCGAGTTAGGTGTTGAGAGCGACACAGGGAAAGTTAAGGTCGGAAACGGCCGTGACAGATTTGCATCACTTCAATACTTAACAGGACCAAAAGGCGACCGTGGAGAGCGTGGCGAAACGGGCCCAAAAGGTGCGGACGGAGTCATGCGATTCGAGGAACTGACAAGTCAACAGAGAGAATCGTTAAAAGGCGCTCCTGGTCCAATTGGTCCATCGGGACCTAGAGGGGAAAACGGAACGCCAGGACAAAAAGGAGACGTTGGGCCTCGTGGAGAACAAGGACCTATCGGTTTAACTGGTCCTAAAGGGGCAGACGGTGCAAGAGGTGCTCAAGGACCAGCAGGTCCAACAGGACCTAGAGGAGCAGACGGTGCGCCTGGGCAAAACATCATTAATCAAAATGGCGGACAACCATTGAAGTATTGGTTCGGTTCTAAATCTCAGTATAATGCACTTTCTACTAAAGATAGCACTACTATCTACGACGTCTATGAGTAGGAGGTATTATGGCTAGAGAAGGAATTTATGTAGGAAACAAAGAAGTTACACAGCGTTACATCGGCGCAAGGCTTGTTTGGGTGAAAATAAGACTGTTATTTAGTGGTGACGTATCAATTAATTATGATAGTCATAATAAACAGATTACACTGAATAAGGATTTTTCACAAAACAAGATAAGAACTGTTGAGATAAACGGAAAAGAAATTTCGTTTTCTAAAATCGAAAACAAACAGGGAAAAACTTATGTAACTTTCACAGAATCCCTAGAAGAATTTGAACGCAAAACTGGATTTAACCGATATCGAAGTTTTTACGGTTCAATTCCTATTAAAGTTTACGGAGGTTAAAAATGGACATCACTATTCAAAACGTCCGTGCGCCTGCTCTAGAGCATAACGGGCGGTATTACAAGGTATTTCAACCAAAAACACGCGATGAACTATTGAAGCTTCATCACATGGGGTGCACTGGAAATACCGTTATAACTGATATTCAGTTAGAGCAGGGAGATTTCCCTACTAGCTTTGTGGAACCTACTGTTACTCAGCGAACTTTGTCAGGTCTTTTCAAGGATTTACGTTCTATCGAACTGGAATTAAGAGACCAAAATAGTACGCTTTGGAGCAAAATCCAGAAAAGCAATCAAGGAGCGTTAACACAGTTCTTTGATACGAATGTTAAGAGCGCTATTGCTCAGACGGCTAACGAAATCAGACAGGAAGTGCGAAACGCTTCTAACAGTGCGAGGGTACAAGTGACGCCTGAAGGTGTAACAATTGGCTCTACTACATTAACTGGTGAACAGTTAGCCGCTACCATTTCAACAAGCCCTAGAGGGATTGACTTTATCGCTCCGAAAATTAAAGTTAAGTCCGACATGCTCGTGGACGGTGCAATAACCGCTAGTAAGATAGCTGCAGGGTCCGTTACTGCTGACGCTTTAGACGTTGGGTCTGTTACTGCTGACAAAGTTAAATTCGATACTGCATTTATTCAACGGTTAGTTTCACAACAAGCGTTTGTCGATGAGCTGTTCGCGAAACAAGCGACGATTACAAAGATACAGAATGTTGATTTCACAGGGAATCACATTAAAGGCGGTCGCATTACATCTCTAAATGGAGATACTACATTTGACTTGCAAACAGGGCAAATTGATATGAATTCTCCAGGCGTCGGGATAAGAAACCAATTTCCAGGACGTCCATTACAGTATCTTGCATTCGGTTCTGGTAACATCAACGGCGTCGAAGGTTCTTACACAGCTTTGCTAAGTAACCGAAACGGAATACAACAGATGGACCACACATCGGCAGGTCTTCAAATCTGGAATGGCCGTTCAGGAAGTAAAATCCAAAGTGCTATCAATATGTATGGACAGAAAATTTCATTTAACCAGAGTGCGCAACCAGGCTTGAAAGAAATAACTGTCGATACGAGTGCACATTCCATTACTGGCGTTGACGAAATTGTTATTCAAGGTGTCCGATTATCGTATATTTTAAACGATATTTACGACAATTTCAGAAATCTTGGAGCAGTAGCTGGCAATTACAGCCGTGGCTATTATCAAAACTGGAAATAAGAAAGGGACAAAATGAACACACAAGACAAAGTTATTAACGACTTAGCAATTCAATTAGCAAATAAAACGATTGAGTGCGCAAATTACAAGGCTTTATATGAAGAAGCACAAGAACAAATCCAACAACTACAATCAGATAAAGAAAAGGAAGAATGATATATGACATTTAAAGTTATCAACAAGTATTTACAAGAAAACAACCGTACATTCGTTGCAATTCGTCAAGAAGCGCCATATACGGCTTTTGACCGTGTTTTAATTGGTGACCGTGTGAACGAATCAGACGATGAATTAATTAAAGCAGTCATCGGACAAGTGACTACTGAGTTCAATCCAGCTGATGGAGTGAAGAAACTTCAAGAAGATTTACGTACGCAAGCTGAAAGTTACGAAGAAAAACTTGCTGAGAAAGATGCAAAAATTGCGGAAGTAAAAGCCGTTGCAGATTGGGCAGTATTGGCTCGAGTAACGGACGTTGATAATCCGTTAGATCCTACTGTTTTCAAACGTGGTCTTGAATTGGTAGACCCTGCTAAGACTGGTAAGACTTACCAACCACAAGAAATTTTCACGCTTGAAGATGTGAATCATGTTGAGAAATTCCAAGAAGGTAGACGTGTCATGATTCAAGTAAATGAAGCATTCACTTACCAAGGACAGACGCTTGAAGAACTTGCAAGCCTTGAGCAAAACGGTAAGCTAGGTATCTGGAAGTGGACTGAGCCAAAAGCAGAAAAGCCATCAAATGAGTTAGACACTCAGCCTGTTCAATAGGCCACTATTCAGTAAATGGGGTGGTTTAATTGGAATTTTTAACCTTACTTGATAAACTCACGCCCGTCTTAATTGTGATTATCCCAAGTTATTTCTCGTTTAAAAGTACGCAAAATACAAAAGAAACTGAAAAACAAATCAACGTTTTGACAGATAAAATCGGCGACCTTGAAAAGTCGGTTGTTAAAGTTACAGAAATTGGGAAAGAAAATCGGGATAATCTTTCGCTTATAAGAAAAGGATTGCAACGGTTACAACGTTTTCGCTTGCAAGAAAACTTAAAAAAAGCAATACGACGTGGAAAGACAAGCCAGCATGAAATCGAAGAACTTTCAAGGCTTTATGAAAGCTACGTTGAATTAGGCGGGAACGGTGCTATCAAAATACTGTTTGAGAAATTTCTCGAACTAGAAATCATGGAGGAAAAATGATGAACAAGATTAACTGGAAAGTACGTATTTTAAACAAAACATTTTGGATTACATTAGTACCAGCACTAGCGTTATTACTTCAAACGTTTCTAGCTGTATTTAACGTTCGGTTAGAACTAGGGGAAACAATTGATAAATTATTAGTGTTTATCAACGCATTATTCGCAATTTTCGTAATTGTGGGCGTTGTTAACGATCCTACCACTAGTGGAGTAAGTGATAGCACTCGTGCAATGACTTATGACCGTCCAAACAATCAATAATATCAATAGGCAGCTACAATCGTGGCTGCCTTTTTCATTGGAGGAAATATGAAAAAAATCAAAAGGGATGTCAGTCTGACTACTAAGGTTCGAAATAACATGAACCTCATCCAGGACGAATTCTATTCTCACGATACTAACAGTGCAGTAATTGAATTAACAATGGACAGAACTGACTTAAAAAAAATAGTTGTGTTATTTCATTTTCAACGTTCCAATAGATTCTTGGAAGTAATTGGAAACGTCACAGGAAATGTAGTGGAAGTGCCGTTTGATACTAGCTTAATTACTGTTGATGAAACAGTAACTGGATATGTTTACATCGAAAAAGTAGTACAATCTGCTGATGTTTGCAAATTTTCATTTGGTGTGCGTGTATCTGAAATTGATAAACACAAAGATTTGCCAGTGATTGAGAAAGATAGCAAACGAATTGTAGCAATCACTGAGATTGTAACAAAAGCGGAATTACAAGAAGCATTAAGCAATATTCATGTGGAAGGTGCAAGATATGACGATTCAGAAATTTTGAAACGTCTACAAGCACTTGAAGCTACTCCAAAATTAGACACTAGCGTATTCGCAACCAAATCGGAACTTAAAAATATTTCGTTAACTCCTGGGCCAAAAGGAGACAAAGGAGACCCAGGACCTCAAGGGGCTACTGGAGAAAGAGGACCTAGAGGAGAACAAGGTTTGCAAGGACTTCCTGGTGAAAAAGGACGAGATGGAGACCCTGGACCAAAAGGAGACTCTGGATCTCGCGGAGAACGAGGAGAACAAGGTCCTCCTGGGCCTCAAGGTTTACAAGGTATTCAAGGGCCTATTGGACCTCAAGGTTTGCAAGGAGAACGAGGACAAGACGGACAGAGAGGGGAACGTGGGGAACAAGGACCAATCGGACAAACTGGCCCTACTGGACCTCAAGGTCCTATTGGTTTAACTGGTCCAAAAGGTGAAAATGGTCGTGATGGTGTTGGTGTTCCTCAAAAGTTGACTTTATCAGGGAACACGCTCATTCTTTCTGACGGGGGCGGAAGTGTTAATTTACCAGCTTCCAGTCAAAATGCACCAACTTCATCTAGCGAGTTAATTGGCGAAGGTATGCCAAACGGTAAAGTCGATGGTACTATCGGACAGACATACGTTGACACTAAGAAAACTAACGGAGCTTTGAAATGGATTAAACGAACCCCTTCAGGAAACCAAGGTTGGGCGGTATTAGATGGCGATACTGGTTGGAAAACCCTAAATTCAGCTTCAAAACTCGGTAATTCATCCGTAAAAGCACGAAGAATTAATGATATTGTGCAACTACAATTTGGTGGTTTGCAATGGGGTTGGTTCGGTATTGTTCGCCGTGGTGGGCTTGGATTCGTGGCACATCCGGGAAACCGTGAAAAGAAAGTTTTCATCCTAACGAATGGTCAAATGCCTTACGGTTACCGAACAGCCACTTCGTTAATCGGACCAATATATAACGACGATGGGGTATCTTACGGTACATGGTATCTTGGAGGTTATGGAGACGCAAACCACTTACGTTTCCAATTCTTAGACCCGATACCAACAGACAAAGACATCGGCGATATTCGGGTATCGAATATTTCATACGTTACAGACGACCCTTGGCCGACAAATTAATAAGGAGGAATATATAAATGGAAATTGATACAAGTAGATATAGAGAGGGATTACCTCAAATCGGTTATGCGCCTTATCACCAAATTCATGCGCATTCAACAGGTAATAGAAATTCAACAGCTCAGAACGAAGCAGACTACCACATGCGTAGACCTGTAGAATCTGGATTCTTCTCACACGTTGTAGGAAATGGACGCGTAATGCAAGTAGGTCCCGTCAATCAAGGTGCTTACGATGTTGGTGGCGGTTGGAACTATGAAACGTATGCAGCAGTTGAATTAATTGAAAGTCATTCGACTAAAGAAGAGTTTATGGAAGATTACAGATTATATATCCAATTATTACGCGATTTAGCAGACGAAGCTGGACTTCCTAAAACATTGGACTCAGACTCGTTAGAAGGTATCAAATCGCATGAATATTGCACATACAATCAACCGAACAATTTCAGTGATCATGTAGACCCATATCCTTATCTAGCTAAATGGGGAATCAGTCGTGAACAATTCAAGTATGATGTTGAGCATGGCTTAGAACAAAAGGAAATCAAAGAAGGATGGCAAAAAACAGCAAATGGCTGGTGGTATCAAAATTCAGACGGAAGCTATCCAACAAATAAATGGCAACAAATTAACGGCAAATGGTACTTCTTTAATGAAAATGGCTATTGTTTAACTAATAAATGGATTAAGCGTAATGCTGTATGGTATTGGCTAGACACTGACGGAACTATGGCTACAGGATGGAAGAAAATCAATAATGAGTGGTACTATTTCAAACAAGATGGCGAAATGGTTACAGGCTGGGTTAAGTATAAGGATAAATGGTACTATTTAAACACAAATAACGGATTCATGGAATCAAACCAATTCGTAAAAGGAAAAGATGGATGGTACTATATCAGTGAAGATGGAACTATGGCAGAAAAGCCTGACTTCACTGTCGAGCCTGAAGGTTTAATCACAGTTAAATAATATAAGGAAGGCTGCCAAAATGGCAGCCTTTTTTTGTTCCGTATTTGTTCCGTGAAAATAGAAATCGTATGATATGGCATGATACAAAAATGTTGTTATTATAGGGATATGAAGCCGTGTGAAATGCTATGAAACGCATTTTATAGTCTGTAGGGGG